GAATCATCAGGACGAATCCAATAGAGTTTCCACCCTCCTCCCTGATCACAGGCCATTACTTGTACGTGAGAGTCGGTTGCAGCCGTTACAGCGGCCACCACTGCAGCCTCCGTTTCTTTGCATTGAACGGATCGAAGAAACTCCATGCGGGTTGCCAATGGAATCTCTGAAGACCAGATCACCGCTCGAGGCCCCCCAAAGGCTGCAATCGTTCCTTTTTTCGCAATTTGTAGTTTGGTAAGAAGGGGCCTCGAGTCTAAAAATTCAGTAAAGGCAAAGGGAGGAATTGGGCCTCCTAGATCGATCACCAATGTAAGAGGTCCAGCCGTTGCTTTTAAGATAGTTGCAATCATGGACCAATCTCTAGAAGTGGTGGGAGTCCATACAATATTCCAAGGATAACTATCTCGTACAATACGATGGGAGGGAACTTCTTTTCCACAAATCAGTATCGTCATTCCCTCGGAAAGGAATTCCCAGGGAATCCACGCCTCTTCCTCTTTTTCAACCATTACAACAATGGAAGATCCTTGCAACGATGCGCTAAATCCTTCTAATTCCATCTATAGGTAGAAAGGAATGAAGGCATTCGTAGCAACCGCAGGAACTGCTCTTGTAATGGATGCCATCTGGCTTATTCTCCGAAACTCCTACCACCAGTCTCTCTTCAAATCCATCCAGCACTCTTCTATTCAACTAAAAATTATACCTACACTTTTAATCTATATTTTAATTCCAGTCGCAATCTATGTAGGAGCGGTTCAACCTTCTACCTCCGTTCACGACGGGATGAAACGGGGAGCTCTGATTGGGTTTTTTCTTTACGCTTTTTACGATCTCACTAATTATGCAACCTTCACCAATTGGACCCTGCAAATGACCCTTACGGATATTCTGTGGGGTACCTTTTTGTGTACGATTGCAGCAGGAGTGGGAGCCTATGTAAAAAAATGATCCATATCCTCTCTCAAAGAGAATCCTTATTACCATGTCAAAATCATTAGCTTCTTTCTTTGGAAAGGTTTCAAAGAAAGAAGAAGTCCCGACAGCACCCGTTATAAAAGTAGAAATATCAGCAACGGATGCAAAACTAGATGCCTTCTTTGCTTCTCTTACCCCTGCACAACGATTAGCTCATACAATTGCAAAAGAAAAATTAGGATCCTCTTATGATATAGAACGAACGCATGATTATAATGCGTATCTAAAAAAATGAGGAACTTTTACTTTTATTTTTACTATAGAAAATAAAATGGAATTAACGGATGAACTACGATATCCGACCGTACCGATGAATCCATCCAGTGTAGATGAATCATCATCCTTTGCCGAATTCATACCTGTTGCAAATACAGGAATTATTCATTGGTTTCTCACACACACTAACTTTCCAACTATGATTATTAGTGATGAAATAACTATGATGGGGGTTGCCTTTCATCGTGGAGTTTTCGCAATGGAAAAACTAAATACTCTTCTTCGTCAATTGGGAAAGGGAACATGCGGTCCCGCCAATTTTCCTCTTAATCATCGTCGGTGCACCGATCCTTCACGACCTTTGTATGCGCTGTACAGTGTAACACGTGATCTAGATCCCTATCTGAAAGGAGTCTATCGTTTGGATGCCTTTCTGGAACTAATTCAAAAATCCATCTGGAATCAATTGCATGGAATTTCAATTTCAGATGCTATTTCTGCACAAATTGAAACAATGGCTAGAACATTACTCCCGTTTGAAAAACCTCGTCCAATTAATGGTGAACTTGTCTTTGATTGGTTGTCTAGTGCGTTAGAGTGGCTCAACTGGATTGAACATTTCAATCTATAAAATTGATCAATGAAACTATTTGAAATATATTTTTAAACAAATGTATATGATTCCCGATAGACCTTGTATAGTTAAATTTATAAATGAAGTTGTTATAAAAGGAATTTTCATAGAAATTTTATATCATACGAGTCATGATTCTGATGTTCAAACTGCGTATATTCTTCTTCTGCATCCTTGTCCTCACCGGCCAGACCGACCCGATGAGCTGTATCCCTATGGATACAGTGTGGAAAATATAATAGGTTACCGAGTTATCAATAGATTTTCTTTAAACGAAAGAAAAGAGCTTCAAAATCGTGTACGATTACGAGAGAGGCGTAATATTCAACGTGGATTGACAGGAAAAGTGCCCTATGATATAGGACGTTTAATTGCATCTTATGTATAAAAATGAGGAGTCTATCTTCATTCAAAACTATTTTTAAGAATATGCTCAAACTGGATCCATTAAAAATGGTTCCTGGTAAAAAGTATTTTATTAAAACAATCCTATGCCATACATTTTCATACAATACAACGGTTCGCTTTAGCGAATATGATATAAAAAACGAATGGGATTATCTTAGTCAATCTCCAATTTCAATCACATCCGCGGTGTTTATGATTCCAGCTTCCCCAAGTGGAAGTGCGTTTCCTTGGACCGTTCGAATGGACTATATAAAAGAATGTTATGCAATTACAGGATCGTGTCCATTGCAACGTGATATTCAATTAGGACTGTTAGGATCATTCCCCAATGGAAAAACAGTCCCCTACGATATAGCCCGTTTGATAGCCTCTTATGTATAAAATTGATATGCCTTCTTTACTATTATAGTTCAGTCATAAAGATGATAACTCAGCAGATGTTGGATACGATTCTCCCTCCAGGCACCCTTTGGGGGGATCTGACCGTAGAAATTCCTCCTTACGATCCACAACAATTTTGCTTGGATTGGATGAACTCAATCCAATCATGGGAAAATTGGGAGGAATCTATTCTAGATCCAGTTGTTGAGAACTGGATGCCTGGTCTCGTAGAGATTCAGGAGCTCGAGGATGAATATGAGCACATGCCTGGTCTTACAAGTGTGGCTTGGTCAGAATACATTCCTGTAGAAGAGTTTCCTACAGCAGCGGAGCCGCTAGAGGTGGCCTCTGAGGAAGATCTGATTGTTCCTATCCCCCTAGTGGAGACGGTCGTAGATATTTCTACAGCTTCTCACCGCGAAGAAAATCCTTAATCAGGGTTTAAAAATGAAGGAACTCTTTTTAAATAGAAGGGATAGAAAGAATGTCAAAATTAGTAATCGTTGAATCCCCTGCCAAATGCAGCAAAATTGCTGGATATTTGGGAGAGGGTTGGACCGTCATGGCCTCCATGGGCCATATACGAGGATTAGATGAATCGTTAGAGGCATTAAAAATCGGTACATGGGATCCTACCTACGTGGATCTTCCGACCAAGAAAGAAACCATTGCAAAACTAAAAACAGCTGCTAAAAAAGCGTCTGAAGTATGGGTCGCCACCGATGATGATCGTGAAGGGGAAGGAATTGCGTGGCATGTGTGTACAGTCCTAGGACTGCCGATTGCGACCACGAAACGAATTGTATTTCATGAAATTACCAAAACCGCTATTCTAGCGGCTGCAGCTGCTCCTACCACTCTCAATTTACCTAAATTTTATTCCCAACAAACCCGATCGATGTTAGATATGTTAATTGGATTTACAATTTCAAAGATTCTTTGGACACGAGTTCCAAGTGCTAAATCAGCAGGACGGTGTCAAACCCCTGCCCTACGATTGGTCATGGAACGAGATACAGAAGTAGAGGCCCATGAAGCCACCTCTTCATGGCAACTGCAAGGAACCTTTGCTCCTACTTCCTCTCTAGCAGGACTCATTCCGTTAGAGGGATCTGCCAAAGAATCCTTTCCTACACGCGAGACGGCTTTAGCTGTGCTAACAAAAATTCATACTAATCGAACTGTTCTTATCAAAGAACTGCAAGAAAAAGTATCCACCCACAATGCACCACGACCGTTGATTACATCCACATTACAACAAGAAGCCTCCTCTCTCTACGGATTTAGCCCGAAGCAAACTATGTCAGCGGCTCAGAAATTATATGAAGGAGGTCATATTACGTATATGCGAACGGATCATGCTGTACTTTCTCGTGAAGCAGTGTTGGGACTCCGACATCAAATTAAGACTCGATTTGGAGAGGAGTATCAGGGCGCCTTTGGACAATCCATGGGTGCTGCTGCCGCAGGAGCTCAAGCGGCTCACGAAGCCATTCGTCCTACTCACGCCGAAGTTGACTCCGTCGATGCGGATGCAGCTGGATCAAGAATTTATCAATTAATTTGGAAACGGGCGATGCAATCGCAAATGGCTCCCTCCAAAACGGATGTACGAACCTATACTCTCGCCTTTGAAGCCGATCCAGACCGAGTCTGGACAGCTGAACAATCCAAGTTGCAATTTGCTGGATGGAAGATGTTAGAGTCCTCCAAAGAGGATACAAAGGATGCTATTCAATGGACCTTGTGGAAAGAATTTGCCAAAGTGGGAACGAAACTTCTTTGGACCACCTTGGCCGGTCATGAACGATTTACCAAACCTTCTCCACGGTTCACCGAAGCCTCTCTGATTCGTGAATTGGAGCGGAAAGGAATTGGTCGACCCTCCACCTTTGCCAGTCTCATCACAACCTTGCAAGATCGTGAATATGTGGAAAAAACAAATGTGGAAGGAAAGGAACAGGAAACCCACCATCTCCTTCTTCCTACTCCTACCACCTGGCCCCCCAAGGAAGAAATTATAAAACATACAGTGGGAGCGGAGAAGAATAAATTACGGGTGACCGCCATTGGTCGTTCTGCGATTCAATTCTTAGCCAAAGAATTTGATGATTTATTCTCCTATGATTATACAGCCAAGATGGAAACTGAATTGGATCGAATTGCAACAGGAGAACGAGAATGGAAATCACTCTTGCAAGAGAGTTGGGATTCGTATAAAGTTCGCTATGAAGCCATGACGGGAAAAGCTGCTAGAGCCGCTACCAAAGCCTCTCTTACAAGAATTCTTTCACCGACCATTCAAGTCGCCCATACCCATAAAGGACCCTTTGTGGTTCGTCCCCCCCCTGAAGGATCTTCTAAGGAAGTGAAAGCAGAATTTGCTCCTCTTCCAACGGGGACTACCTTTGAAACAATTACACTCATACAAGCTGAATCTGCGTTAGAGTCTGCTAAAAAAGCGAAAGAAGGGATTCCTCTTGGACTCTTTGAAGGAACTCCGATTCTAAAAAAGAAAGGACCGTATGGATTCTATGCAACCTGTACACGCGATGGAGTTGCAGTAAATGTTCCAATGAAAGCAGGAGATTCGTTGGAAGTGATTCAAGGAAAGTTACAAGCAAAAACTTCGGATGAGACTCGTAAAGTAGGAGACTATACGATTAAAAAGGGTCCCTTTGGACCGTATTGTTTTAATCATACCCTAAAGAAGGCTATCTTTGTCAAATGGCCTCCTGAAACAGATCCCAACACCACAACGATAGAAGAGATTACAAAAATTTATACAGAGGGAGCGGCCAAGAAACGAGCAGGAGGATGGAGAGGAGGTCGACGAGGAGGGAAGAAGTAATTTATAAAATTGCAAACACGAAGAGAAAAACTTCATTATTGCATGGGGCTCTGCCCCATGCAATAATAAAATTGAAATCGTGAATAAAACCGCCCAAAGGGCGGTTTTATTCTCGTTTGAAATTTCATAAACATACCAGCGGCTTTGCCGCTGGTATGTTTATAAAATTGAACCCCCTTTTTTCAATAGTAGAATACTATAAATTCAACAACATGTCTATCTCACTCCCCGTATTTACACCCCCGTCTCCATGCCCTGCTCGTCCCAAGTGGAAAGGAAGGGATGATTGGTTCCTGATGAGGTGGATCAGTCCCTACGACACCCTTGAGGTGGGGTCTCCTCTCTGGAGCAGAATCATTCGATCCTATCCGTTGCGACTGGAGGTGATTCGTTACCTCTGTAGCCGCGTCATAAAATCTTCAGAAGGAGACTATACACGAGGCCAACTCCGTCGCGCCGACTATCGCATGTGGCAAGTCGAAACACTGTATCGACTTGTCCCAGGCGACCCACTCGACATCACGTCTCTTGTAACAAAAGCTCGTCGTGCATATACTGATATTGCCACACGTGACTATAATTGTTATACTATTTTTTAAAATTGAATTAGTCAATTGAAACTTTATAAGGACCCCCCGCTTTGCGGGGGGTCCTTTATAAAATTGAAATCGTGAATAAAACCGCCCAAAGGACGGTTTTATTCTCGTTTGAAACTTCATAAACATACCAGCGGCTTTGCCGCTGGTATGTTTATAAAATTGAAATCGTCCAAAGAACCCTCCCGCTTTGCGGGAGGGTTCTTTGGTCGTTTGAAACTTCATTATTGCATGGGGCTCTGCCCCATGCAATAATAAAATTGAAATCGTCTAATTCTCAGCCCCAAAGGGGCTGAGAATTAGTCAATTGAAACTTTATAAGGACCCCCGCTTTGCGGGGGGTCCTTTATAAAATTGAAATCGAGAATAAAACCGCCCTTTGGGCGGTTTTATTCTCGTTTGAAACTTCATAAACATACCAGCGGCTTTGCCGCTGGTATGTTTATAAAATTGAAACCTCCTTTTTAACATATAAACTATATCATCCGCTTCTTTACAAAGCAATATGGACTCTCTCGATTTATCAAATCCCTGCACCGTTCTTCTACCACCTCCGTGGAAAAAGAGAGACCTTACAGTCTGGGCTCTTTTCTTCTGCCCCCTTCACACGCTCATGACCGATACTCTTCAATGGGTAACAATCATCAGCTGCTTACACAAATCCGCTGCCACTATCAAGTCTCTCTCCATGCTCATGATCGAGTCCTCCAAGAAGTTGGCGGTAGATACGCATAGAAGCGGCCAGTTCTTACGAGCTCAGTACCGTCTGTGGCAAATCTATCGTCTTGCACGGGAGTACAGCTTCTCTGCGGATACAAAGCTTCACATCAAAGCTGCAGAAGCAGCCTTTGCTCGTATCCGTATACATCACATTCCACCTCCTCCAAATCCATTTGTTTATTCTGCAACGACAGACTGGTCAGACTATTTTGTTCAGCTGGGTGAACCACAAGAGGAAAGGGCTGTTGCCATCAAGGCGGCCTTTTATAATCAATGCGACTTGTAATATTTTTAAATCGTTCCATTTTTCGACAAAAATTGATTGATGTTTTGTAGTAAAAAAAGTAAACTTTTTTTACTAATAAAATTGAATCGTCTTTTTTCAAAGAAAGAATATATCCAACCTACCGACATCCAACGTATCTGCTACCAAGCTTTCAACAACCACGATGTCTCTTCGCCCCTCTCCTCCCCCTCCCCCCCAGAAATGGTGGGATTGGTCCGGCAGCCGCAACACCCTTGAGGTGTCAGGTCCCAAGTGGGCCAAGTACATTGTCCCCAAGTACACCAACCGTCTCGAAAAGATCAACTTCCTCTGCGATGAGATCATCAAGTCCTCCCTGAAGAAGGGAACGGATGATCTTGCGGGTCGCTACCAACGCGCCGAGATGCGCCTCTGGCAGATCGACTGCCTTTGGGATATCGAATGCGCTACCCCCCATGTGGTGGATACCAAGTCCATTGAGAACAAGATGGACACGGCCAGACTTGCCTTTGGCGAGATCGCGCACCTTGCGCGTAAGAACGGCGTGACCATCACCACCTTTGGTGCTGAGTGCGCGGCCGAGTTTACAGCCCCCCCTATGACTCTCGAGCAAACGTTCAACGCCTCTTTCAAGGAGTGCAACGCTGCCTCGAAGGCTCTTGCCGCCACCAGTAACAGAGTCCTTGCCGGACTTGATGCTCGTGCGGCCGCCGTCAGTGGCGACCACCTCGACAAGCATGTCACGGTTCCCACGACGACATATCCTGCATCCATGCACCTGTCTCCTCCGCCCCCCCGCGAGAAGCAAGTGCAATTTGCGTCGACTGAGGTCGTCGCACCCGCGTCGACTGGCGCATCTTCCGCCTCCACCCCCGCCTCTGTCGCTACCTCTCGTAGCACGAACTTTCAGGGCGGAGGTGTTGAGGAGTCCAA